TTGCCAAGGCGTTGGCCGTGGTGGCTGTTGTAGCGGTGGTTGCGTTTCCGTTCAAAGCCCCTGTAAAAGATGTCGCCGCTAAATCGCCCGTTGTTTTTGTGAACGTGAACCGGGTTGTTCCGTTGTCTGTGATGATGAAGCTGACCGCCGCTGCCTCAAGTTCCATCTCCATCGTGTTGTTCGTTCCGTCGTAGAAGAACTGCGTATCGTCACTGGTGCCAAAGCGAAGTATGTCACTGTCAGCCAAATCAATGGCGGAGCGCACATTCAACGTGCTGTCCACCGTCAAGTTGGTGAACTGGCCGTTTGACCATGTGTTTGCGGCATCTCCTATTACGCCCGTATTGTCTGCGGCAGGATAGATACTGGTGGAGGCAACAATGGTAGTAGCGTTGACAGTCCCGCCCGATTGGTTGGTGGCGGTGGTGGCTGTCGCAGCGTTACCTGTGGTGTTTTGATTCAGCGTGGGAATGTCCGCAGCAACAACAGCCCGGAATGTGGGAACGCCTGCTGTGCCGTTTGGCGCAGCCAATACAAAGTTGGCTGTTTTGGAAGCGTAGGGGTTCTGTGTGTCGCCGTACCCCGATGCAAGGCTGATCGCTGGAGTTGCGCCGCCGCTTGAAACTACGGGAGATGTGCCAGAAACAGAAGTAACGGGAGCAGTTCCGCTGGACACCGCAGTAACAAGACCCTTACCGTTTACCGTGACGCTTGCGTTTGTAAAAGACCCGACGTTTGAGTTGACGGTCGCCAGAGTGCCTGCTGCTGTTACGTTACCCGAACCGTTGAACGATGGGCTTGTGTACGCCAAATCGCCAGTGATTGCAATGGTTCGTCCTGTCTGCAAAGCCGTGGCTGTAGCGGCATTGCCTGAAGTCGAGCTAGATGTTGTGGCGTTCCCGTTTAAGGCGGCGGTGATTGTGCCCGCAGCAAAGTTACCGGAGGCATCTCGTGCCACCACTTTGGAGGCGGTGTTTGTGGTCGTGGCGTCCACGGTCCATGTCTGTGCACCAGAGCCGTTGTAGGCCGTGCCGGTCAGGTATGTACCTGCGGTCAAGCTGTTCAGGTTGGAGCCCAAAGCCACACCAGAGATCGTGCCTGCCACGTAAGCAAACGCAGAGCCGTTCCAGCTCAAAACCTGCCCAGAGGCTGACGGGGCCACAATAAACGCAGTGGTTGCAGCGCCGGTGTTGTACACGATACGGTTGGCCGCGCCGCCCGCCACGTTGGTAGCCGAAGTAGCATTGCCGGAAAGAGCCGCTGTAATGGTGCCCGCAGAGAAGTTGCCCGAGGCATCCCGCGCTACGACCTTGGAGGCGGTGTTGGCATCTGTGGCGTCCACAGCAAACGTACGAGCAGCAGAGCCGTTGTACGTGCCGCCGCTGGTCAGGAAAGTGCCCGCAGTTAGTGCGTTGGCCACAGAACCAGCTTGGCCTGTGATGTTGCCCGACACAGCGGAGCCGTTGATGGCAATGGCCGTGTTGGTAACGCTTGTGACTTGCCCCTGCGCGTTCGTGACAAACACCGGAACCTGTGAGGCCGAGCCGTATGTGCCCGCAGTGCCGGTGTTGGTGATGCTGAACTGAGTGCCCGAAAGCGTCAGGCCGGTGCCCGCACTGTAAATCTGCGCAGAAGAGACTTGTGCAAACGTGATGTTGGTTGTGCCAAACGTAATCGTTCCGACGGTGTTGCAGGTATATGTCTCGCCCGCGCCTGTTGTGCCTTCTTGAACGAAAAAGGTTGAGCCTTCGCTCAGTGTGTCAGGGCCAGCAAACCCAAAGGTGTCAGCATCATCTGAACGGGTCAAGACCCAGTTGGTCGAGCCAGAGCCAATGCTGGTAACGACATACACGCCGTTTTGCGTTTGGTTGGTCTGCTCGTACACCAGCACACGGTCGGCCACCACCATCGTGATGCCGTCGATCACCAAGGCAGCCTGCGTGCCTGCATTTGTCAGTGTGGCTCCAACCCCAGACGTGCCGTTGTTGTACGTTGCATTCAGGTTGATTGGAGACTCAACTCGGACAGGCTCATGGAAGTGAATGCCGCTTGCTACCAACGTGTCCACGTAGGTCTTGTTGACGATGTCAGTTGCCGCTGAAGGTGTAGTGGAGACTGTGCCCGTCGTCAGCGCAGCGGAAGTGGCTGTGATGGCCCCAAACGATAACTGCGCCACAATGCCAGCGGCGTCCAAGTAGACCGACTTGCTTGACGGGTAGGTACAGAACACGTCCTTGCTGCCTGCAGCAAACGAAACCGCCGCGCCGCCAGTACTGGAAGACAAAATCGTGGTGCGGGACAGCGTGGTGCCCGAGGTGGTGTATGTACCAATGCCAACTTCCCAGTCCCCCGTGGTGTTGTCAACGATGGCGTAATACGTGGTGTTGCTGTCACCCACGACGGAAAAAGACTGAAAGCCCGCAGCCGCACCGGCCAGTGTTACTGTGCCCGTGCCTGTCGTGGTGGTGGTTTCCTTAACCCGGTCTTTGAGTACTAAAGCCATTTTTGATCCTTACGACGGCAGGTTGTTCCAACCGGGGTTTTGCGTGTCATTGACGACCTGCCAGTTTGTAACCTGTGCGTTATCGACATTTTGCCAGTTCGGGTTCTGGGTGTCATCCACAACAGCCCAGACCAGCGCCCCGCCGATAGAGATAAAGAGTTGCACGCCAGTCACAGGGACGTTGGCAGTGCGAATTACAGACAAAAGGTCAGCGGCGGTAGCACTCTCCGACATGACACCAATGACCTGAACCTGCGCAGTCTGTGCGTCAGTTGCCGTAGCAGACTCAGCAACCGTCACAAAGAATCCACGGGCAGCATCCACAGCATCCGAAGCGGTTGCAAGTTCTGCAATTGCGGCAAGTACAGCGGAAGAGGCGGTAGCCGCATCATTACCTTGAGCCGCTTCGGAGATTGCCGCAAGAGCCGCCAATTGGCTGGAGAACACTGCTGTAGCATTTGCCTGCTCCGCAAGAGCCGCCAAAAAACTAGCAGCGGCGGAGGGTGCGTCAGTGGCTGTCGCGGTCTCAGAGATTGCAGCGTTGTAAATTGTGGCCCCGGCAAATTCTTCGGAGAAAACAAACGCCGTTTCACTGATGGACGCAATTGCTGCTATCAGGGCAGAAACCACATCACTGGAAGATGCGCCTTCGGCTATTGCGGCAAACACCGCCGACAAGGCGCTTGGGGCATCAAGAGCTATGGCGGACTCCGAAATACTTGAGAGCACATCGGCCCGTGCTACTACCGTCTCAGTACCCGTTGATGTTTCACTCTGCGTTGCCAGCAGGGCGGCAATAACCGCCTGTGTTTCTGCGGCTGCTGCCGCTTCATCTAAAAGCCCGCCGCGAACGCTAAGGGCATCCGACGAGTCTGCTGCTGTTGCTGAGTCCGCCAGATCGGCGAACACCACTTTGCCTCCTAGAGAAGCAAAGGGGGCTTGAGCAAAAGTGACATCACCGAACACCGCACGACCTTATCAGGCTGCGTCGAGCGAGAACTGATAGGTAACGCTCAGGGTGTCGCCGCTGTCCACGATCTTGTCGCCGCCAGTGAAGTCACCTGCAGAGAACAAGATGCCCGAAGTGCCAGAGTCCACGCTGCACAGAAACGCACCAGCGATGGTCTGAGCATTGGCGTTCATGGTAAACGTCGAAGGCGAAGCGGAGTTGGTGATTACCGATGGGTCGGCTGTTGTGGCCGTACCGAACGTCACAGCCTTGCGGTTGCCTGTGTAGTTGGTGTTCTCAGTCCATGCCTTGGAAGCCAGCGTGTCGGCTGCGGCAAAGGTAGTGCCAGAGCCGGGGCCGGTAACCAGACCCAAGAACCAAGCTGCCGTGTAACCAGAGCCAGAGAAGTACTTGGAGTTCATGTCCTGCAAGCCTTGATTGACCACCAAGTTGTGGAACGTATCGGACCACTTCAGGTTGCCAGCAGCATCGCGGCATTCCACGGAGTAAACGCCACCAGCACGAGCACTGTCGGCTCCGGTGGGGCGCATGATTGACGAGGCTGTTACAACGTCCTGGGCTTTGCTTTGTTCGGTGCTCATGATGGGTCCTTACGAAATACGCACAATGGCGCTGTTGGCATCGGGGGTTGGGAAAATGATCTGGAAGGTGTCGTTGTTCACGGTTTTGTCCGAGCCAAAATCCAGCACCGCAACAGACTTGTTGCCTTTGGACAAATTGTAGATCAGTGCACCGCGTGCAGTAAAGGTCGAACTAACCCACGACGTATTGGCAAAAGACCAAAAGGCAGTAGGCACGCCGCTCAGGTTGTTCCCGGTCGTCGGGGAAACACTCACGGTGAGCGTATTGCCTCCTGCGATATAGCCTGCGCCCACGACCTCACCTGCTGTCGTATAGGCCGAAGTGGCCTCGCCAATCGACGCGGCAGAGGTGTACAGGGCAACTTTGTACGTGTCTGGGGAAACAGGTCCAAAGTTGTGGATGCCTTGCGGCAGCTCTACTTTGAACGATGTGGTCGCAGTTTGAAAGATGGCCATTACCTTCTTCCTGCTTTAATTGACGCGAATGAGCGCGCTTTCCGCGTCATTCGTAGGCAACTGGATTTGGAACTGCTGGCTTAGCACCGTCTGGTTCAAGCCAAAGTTGAGGACAGCGATTGACTTGCCTGCTTTGGTCGAGTTGTAGATCAATGCCCCACGGGTGGTAAACGTCGCCGCATTCCAGGTCGGATTGTTGAACGAGACAAAGGCAATGCCCAGGCTTTCTGACAACGACACGGTGACACCTGTCAGTATCTCGCCCGTAGCGGTGTACGCCGTGCCCACCACTTCGTTGCTGGAGGTGTACTCAGGCGTGAGCGGGCCCAGCTCTGCATCGGCGGTGTACAGCGCAATTTTTAGCACGTCTGTGCTGAAGTCGTGCACACCCAGGAGGAGCTGTTCCTTGAAGGTATTGGTGAGGCCTGCTGTGATCATTGATTACCTCACTGGGACCTTGACCTGACCATCCAGGTAAGCATCGCCGCGTTGTTTGCCATCGCCCAAGTTCTTGAGCAGCAAGACAGCTTCCTTGAACTTGGTGTCGTAGACAGCCATCATGTCCTGCTCGCCCTTCATCCAGGTGTATGCCTCGACAAGAGAGCCGTACAGAAGGGTGCTGTCAAAGTTGTCCCCCAGCCACGAAGTGCCTGCGGTAACGATTGATTCGGGGTAGTAGTAGAAGTGCAGCTCGGCCTTGTAGCCCAAGTCAGGTGTTGGCCCCACGATGAAGGTAAGCTCGTTCTCATCATTCGTGGTCGGCCCAAAAATGGCATAGTACTTCGGACGTGACTGGAACCCGGGGTTGGGGTACACCTCGCGGATAAAATTAACGTCTCTGTTTAAAAGGTACGTGTAGTCCCCCTGAAAGCCCACAGCGCCTGACACGGCCCCTGTGTTGGCCAAAGACAGCGTGACAGTAGTTCCTACGATCAGTGCGACCTGTGCCCCGGTGGCAATTCCTGTCCCGGTGGCGTACATGCCCAGAACCATCCCTGCCGTGCTTGCAACGATGATGGTGAACGCTCCTGAGCTACCGGTAGCGGTCGTGCTTGCCTGTGCGTAAATGGCCAAAGAATATGCCGAAAGAAAGTCGTCAGGGCAGGCCAAATACTTGTTGCCCGCCGTCAGCGCCCCTGTCACGTTCTTGCGCAAGTTGGCAATCTGCACCGTGTTGTAGATGCGCTGCTCTGCCTGACGCACGAACACCGGTATCTCGGCAATAAAGTCGACGTCGGTGTTGTTGGTGTACGCCTGGATGGCGTCGCTTAGGGCGGCGTAGTTCATGTGATGCTCGTTCTGATTGTTCCCAGCGAGGTACCTGCCACCAGCTGTCTTGAAGGAGGCATCGGCTGCATACCGATACTAGCAAAGGACGTGTCCGCCGTGAAGCCCACATACACTGTGACGCCCATCCGAGCCTCAGGACGGGGCTGATTCAGCGCCTGGGGCTCGTTGATGTTGCGCTTAGGCTCGAGCTGCGGGTGCTTGGGTTCGTAGCACTCATCGCAGACCTTAAACCCCGTCCACTCCTTCTTTAAGGAATTGAGCTTGAACCGCTGCCCACACTGGTCGCACAGCGCAATCGCAAACTTGCCTGATGCGTACCCTGCAGTCATCAGTATCCTTCTCTGTACGTGGGCACAGCAAAGTAACTGGAACGCTCGCGGTCTTCTGCTGCCGCCCGGGCAAACTCTTCCTCGTAGTACTGCTTGAGGATTTGAATCCTGTCAGGAGCCTTCTTGATGGCCAGATAGTAGGCAAGGCCTGCAATCAGGCAAGGCAAGAAGCGGAAGGAGATGTCCGCCGTGTTCGTAAATGCTCCAGTCTCCTGGATGCGACGAATGGCGTAGTAGCGGAAAATGTATTCTTGCGTGGCGTCCGGAGCAGGGTACAAGAACAGCTTGGCGGGGACCGTGCGCTGAACGTAGAACTGCGCAGGGCGCGACGGCGTGAACTTGTTGGGCACGTGCAGGTACTCTGCACTGCCAATACGGTCGATCGTGATGTCCTGCTGG